CTCGCTCTAATGGATGGAACCGAGGAGTATAGGCAACGGATTGCCCTCCGTATATCTCAGCTCTTCTCCTTCGACGCGAACACGCAGCCTGAGTGAGCCAGGCAAGCTTGTGTCTTTCACCGGTTCCTCTCCACTCCCTCGCGCCATTACGCGTGCAGCCGCAGCTGCGATTCGAGGTTCTCGCTCGAGCGCCATAACGATTCGGTAACCCTGACGGGACGTCATCGCGTAGCCGATTTTCCTTTGATCACTGAGGTGTCGGTCTTGCGCACGGTGCCGTTCTGGTAGAGCCATGGCCCGTACAACCTCGATCTCCGGCCGGTGAGGGGCACCATTTACCCAATAGTGTCCCAGAAAGTGCGGCCATTCGGTCATGTCGTGCCTGATTCCAACTCCAGAAATCACGTCTGTCTTCTCTGGGTTCAGCGTGAAGCCCAGTTCACCGGCGTACTTGCTCATCTCTTGCGGAGAGATGAACTTGTCGTCGCCAAACAGGGCATCATCTCCCATAACGAGAATTCCGTTAAATGGAAGAAGTCGCTGAGTTGACCTCACCCAAATGTACTGGGTTAAAATGAGGTTAACAACTGAGCCGACCAACGATGTGAAGGCAGAACCACTGGGAATACCGCGGTGCTTCTGATGGATACGACCATCAGGCCCTACGATCCTAGCATGAATGAAATCTCGAACTATGAGATCCCACGCATCTCCCAGAGTCGCATCTAGAACCAAACACTCCTTCAGGATATCAAACACCTGTTGTAAAAGGAATGCTGGAACCGACGAGTCAAACTTCGAATAATCAAGTACCGTAAATATACCGGAACCGACCATCGAACTCGTTGATTATAGCGCCCCGCGCCGAGTTGCTGTGCCCCCAGGTAAACGGCCTTCGCCGTTTGAGAGCCGATTGGAGAGGAAACGCGAACATTCCTCCCACAACAGTCGTAGCGAGTGGCGCCATCCAGACCAGACGAGTCTTTGGACCACTAGACCCATGCTGAACGCGACGGCCGAACAAATAAGGATCAAGGCCACGGTCATGCTGAAGTACGGCATTTCCCAAGACCCGAGCACGATCCTTTTGACCAGGGTCGCCGTTATGACCCAGATAAGGGAGACCACTAGCGGAGTCATCGCGGAGGTAATCATCCACAACTTCATCCACCGTAAGAGGTACTGTGCCTCCCGCTGATTGTAGAACAAGACGACGGACTGCTTGGACGCTTCGGCGGAGCGCTGCATCGTTAATCCGGCGCGTGGCTCTCTTACGATTTGCACCGCGATTTCCGTCGTCTGTGGTGGAGTATGACCGAAAGTCATCACGTAGCTGCTGTCGAACAGCTTCTGAGCTAGCTCCAGCTCGGAGGGCTCCTCCACCACGGGTTGGCGTGGATACTTGCGTGTCTTGGTCTCGCTTTCCTCGGTTGGCGCGTCGTCCTCGATCTGCCGAAGATCGATGACGGCGTCCGCATGAGCAGAGAACACCGGCATTGTGGGTCCCAAGTTCGTGGACCGGGCAGGCGTACCTGTTGAGACCTTTCCAAAACCATTCAGGCTCGGTGACACTCTTGTTCTCCTTCTCCAAGTCAAGGGAGTATCCCAAAGACTCTACTTCCTGGAGAAGGTACCAATCGACCATAGGTTTCGTGACCGGTTGGTTCAGAGTCTTGAGGTAACCCGGCAACTCCTTGTTGCGGGTGCGGTACACACCGAGATCATCGATGCCATACTGCGTGCTCATGAAAGCACCTCCCTTCGTATCTGTGTTCCAGTGGGTAAGTTGCTCCGACATGGCCTCTGGAATGACCACCGCAAGTCGGACGACAGCACGGGTATCAGCCGTGACCCAACGTTCTCACTTCGTACCACTTGGGTCGAGTGGTGCGCGTAAGTCCGTAACGTGGACCAAGCTCGTGGGTTACACGAGTAAACACC